CGCACCAGCAGCAACAGGTGGCGCAAGTGACATTCTAGCAATGATCCGCGCACGTCAAGGTCAATAAAAAAACACCCTGCTAACAAAAACAAAATAGCGAGACGTATGAGCTCAAAGCTGCACTAAAGTTAGCAGGGGTACACAGCTTTTTATAGGAGAAATAACATGAAAATTAGTGATAAACTTTCTAAAGTAGACGAATCGTTTACAGTCTATATGTACGATAATGGATATATGTTTGACGTTAGCGGTCGCGACGCAGAAGAGGAATGGGCTAGTGCAAAAATTATGTGTACTAGCATGGACGAAATTGCTGCACTCGCTAAAGAAGCAGCAGATATGGTTCGTAGTTAATGGCTAAATCATTTGATGTTAGCAAGTTCCGCAAGGACTTGACTAAGAGTATCTCAGGCGTGAGTGCTGGATTTAATGATCCTACCGATTGGATTTCAACAGGATCGTACGCATTAAACTATCTTATCTCAGGAGACTTTCATAAAGGTGTTCCGTTAGGTAAAGTAACTGTATTCGCAGGCGAATCAGGCGCAGGCAAGTCGTACTTTTGCAGTGGCAACATTGTAAAGAACGCACAAGATCAGGGTATCTATGTAGTCCTAGTTGACTCAGAGAACGCACTTGACGAAAGCTGGTTACATGCACTAGGTGTGCAGACAGGCGAAGACAAATTGCTTAAACTTAATATGGCAATGATTGATGACGTAGCAAAAACTATCTCAACTTTCATGATTGACTATAAAGCAATGAACGAAGAAGACCGTCCTAAAGTGTTGTTTGTAATTGACTCATTTGGTATGTTGCTAACACCTACTGATGTTGATCAGTTCCAAAAGGGTGATATGAAAGGTGATATGGGTCGTAAGCCTAAAGCACTAACTTCATTAGTTCGCAACACTGTTAACATGATCGGCAGCTATAATGTTGGGCTAGTTTGTACTAATCACACATATGCGTCGCAGGATATGTTTGACCCAGATGATAAGATTTCGGGTGGTAGTGGCTTTATCTATGCATCAAGTATTGTTGTTGCAATGAAGAAGATGAAGTTGAAAGAAGACGAAGACGGTAATAAGATTACAGAAGTTATGGGTATCCGTGCTGGTTGTAAAGTAATGAAAACACGCTATGCAAAACCGTTCGAAGGTGTGCAGGTTAAGATTCCTTATGAAACTGGTATGAATCCTTATAGCGGCTTAGTTGAATTGTTTGAGAAGAAAAACTTGTTGGTTAAGCAAGGCAATCGTCTCAAGTACATTGATCTAGCAGGGGAAGAACATCTTGATTATCGTAAGCAATGGAATGGTAACAAACTCGATATGATTATGAAAGAATATGCAGAAAAAACAGCAGTAACGGTAAATACCGTCGAAGTTGACATAGATGCAACTGATAATTATATTGAGGATACTATTAATGAATGACGAGCAAATTGCAGATATTTGGAATTTATTTAAAGAATACTTAGATAAAAAACATATAGAAATGGCCGCCGAAAAGTTTGTTGATCTTTTAGCCGATTACGGTGTAAGCGATCTAACTTTCAAGGAAGTAACTGGAGCCGACAAGTATCTCGACGGAGCTATAAATTATTATCTTGATTTAGATAACGACGATGATGAAGAGTATGAGGACGATTAATGGGATGGTATAGCGAAGTATCGCGAGACATATCAAAAATACCTGATGCAATATTGTACTTTGAAAACGAGCTGGCAACAGCTCGTTTTGAAGTTAAAATCAAAGGCAGTGTTGAAAAAGCTGCTTCTGAACTTCCTGGAGTAGTTGAACAACGCTTTAATCAACTACAAGAGATTGAAGCAATTTTAGAATACCTCAATATAGAATTGCGTAGACTACGCAGTTCGTATTTTAAGAAATATCTTGAAAACTATCAACGTGCATTGTCGAGTCGTGACGTTGAAAAATACGTAGACGGCGAAGCAAATATTGTTGACTATGAGAAGATTATTAACGAATTTGCATTACTGCGTAACAAGTGGCTAGGTCTTCTAAAAGGTCTTGATCAAAAACAATGGCAGATAACTAATATTGTTAAGTTAAGAGTTGCTGGCATGGAAGACGCCAGTATATAAAAAATAGGAAATTTTATGGGTAAAAGTAATCCAGAAGAAACACGATTTATATCATTCGAAGAATTTAAAGAACATTTATCAAATATGTCTGAGGACGGAATAGTTGTAAGACCAGATAACGAAGAATTTTCGTTTGGATTTAATTGGTTAGACTATGTAAAGAATCGAATGAATGAAGACACTATTGCTATGCACGTAAACAATCTAAAAGGGTTGTATGATAGCATCAATATTAGTTTAGAAGGCAAAAGTGTGTTTGACATCGGCTGCGGTTCTGGATTATCTTCTCTATCATTTGCAAGACTAGGATGCTCATCTGTAGTTAGCATGGACGTTGATGAATACTCATGTCAAGCAACTGAATACACGCAACAGAATTTCTGGACAGGAACAACCGATTGGAAAGTATTACGCGGTAGTATATTAGATCAACCTCCAGTTGCACCAGATTCGCAGGATATTGTTTATTCATGGGGTGTATTGCATCATACTGGAGATATGTGGCATGCAATTAGAAATAGTGTATCTGCTGTTAAACCAGGTGGATTATTTCATGTAGCATTATATAGATCAGGAACAAAGTTTCCTAAGTCACTGGATGAAAAATATAGATTTAAATTAGCAAGTAAAGAACAAAAAATGCAAATGCTGTATGATAGAGCAGGACAAAAATTGTTCAGTGTTAAAAAAGGTCGAGGCATGAATAAATTTCACGATGCACTTGACTGGCTTGGCGGGCTACCTTACGATGTTGCTGATCCTGATGTTCTTTTTGGTTGGTTGGAAAGCAGATACAATTTCAAAGTATTATATTTTCAAGATCGAAATGGCGGCGGAAATTTTACAGCTATTCTACAGAAAGGTTTATAATATGATTAAAATTGTGTCATTCTACAAAGATATTATCTTAGAACAAGAAAAAGCAAAAAAAATAAAGCAAAGAATGTCTTTTGATTATAACAACACTCTAATAACAAGGAATAATTAAATGATTTTCGGTATAGGAACAGATATTGTTGACA